AATCGCCGCAGCCGGATTCAAGCCGTATACCAACTCGACCACAGCCTACAGCATTGGTTGTACCTATGTGAACTTGGTTGATGCATCTGCTGGATATCAGCTCAGCAACTGGGCTACAGCTCCTACATTTAGCTATGTGGCCAGCGCAACGGCACCAGATCAAGATCCAATCAGCGGTACCTATTGGTACTACAGTGATTCTACTGTGGCCGACATTATGATTCAAAACAATGGCGCCTGGGTTGGTTATCAAAACTGTGACAACGATGTTCGTGGTTATCAGTTGAATTTGACCAATGCTACAGGTCCAATTTTTGCTGCCACAGCACCGACCACACAGAACAATGCAGCACAGAGCCCATTACAGTATGGTGACTTGTGGATCGACACAGCTGACTTGGAAAACTATCCAATGATTTATCGTTGGGAAAATATCAATGATCAAGACCAGTGGGTTCAGATCAACAACACCGACCAATCTACCAGCAATGGTATCTTGTTTGCTGATGCTCGTTGGGCACCAAACGGCTCTACGGATCCAGTAACCGGGGCATTGCCTCCAATTTCGGGTCCAGGCGGTTTGATCACCAGCGACTATGTGGATTTAGATGCACCTAATCCTGAGTTGTATCCAGAAGGTGTGTTGTTGTGGAACACTCGTCGTAGCGGTTTCAATGTCAAGACATTTGAAGCTGACTACTTCAATGCAACTGCATATCCATATCCAGACACCTTGCCTACTGTGACCAGTACCTGGGTTACAGCCAGTGGTAACCGTATCGACGGTAGCCCCAACATGGGCCACTGGGCTCAGCGTGCTATCATTGTCAAAGCCCTGCGTGCTGGTGTTGAAAGCAACACACAGGTTCTCGAAAATCAAGTACAGTTCAATCTATTGGCCTGCACAGCATATCCAGAACTGGCACCAAACTTGGCTACCTTGAATGACAACCGTGGCGACACAGGATTTGTTGTGGTTGACACACCTTTACGATTGACACCAGATGAAATTGTTACTTGGGCAACCAACAACAACGGTCTTGGCGTTACAACCGGTGATGGTTTGCAAACCAACAGTTCATATGCTGGTGCATTCTACCCATCATGTCAGACTACAGATTTGTCAGGCAACTTGGTTGTTACAGCACCAAGTCACATGATGATCAGAACAATTATTCGCAGTGATGCTGTCAGCTACCCATGGTTTGCTCCAGCTGGCCTACGCCGCGGTGTAGTTGACAACGCAACACAGTTGGGTTATGTCAATGGAACAACTGGAAAATTTGTAACAACCACAGTAAATCAAAGTCTGCGCGATGTTCTGTATCAATACGATATCAATCCAATTACCTTTATTCCTGGTTCTGGTATTACCAACTTTGGTAACCACACCTTGCAAGGGTCTTCTACAGCATTGGATCGTATCAATGTGGCACGCTTAGTGGCCTACTTGAGAGGTCAGTTAGAGCGTATTGGTAACCAATATTTGTTTGAACCAAACGATACAATTACTCGCAGTGCAATTTCAGCACAGATCAGTTCATTGATGAATGCCTTGGTAAGCCAACGCGGTATCTATGACTACCTGGTTGTTTGTGATTTGACAAACAATACTCCTGCTACCATTGATGCTAACGAGTTGTTTGTTGACATTGCAATTGAGCCTGAAAAAGCTGTTGAGTTTATCTATATCCCAATGCGAATTCAGAACACTGGAACTATAGCGGCACAACAATCGGCATGATCGGTGCCATAAATAAAGTATATTAGGAGATAAGACAAATGACATCAGCTTCATTACTCAATATGAGTGTACCGGCAGCGGACAGTAGCACGCCTACACAGGGCTTGTTGATGCCCAAGTTGCAGTATCGCTTCAGGGCTACATTTACCAACTTTGGTATTACCTCCGCAACAGGTCCGGTTACTCAACAGGTAATGGAGTTTAGTCGTCCTGCTGTAACTTTTGAAAATATTGATCTTCCTATCTACAACAGCACTGTCAAAATTGCTGGCAAGCATTCCTGGGCAGATGTCACTTGCAAATTGCGTGACGATGCTTCGGGTACTGCAAGTACCTTGGTTGCTGGTCAATTGCAGAAACAATTGGACTTTAATGAACAAAGCTCCAGTCAAGCCGGTATTGACTACAAGTTTACTGTTCAGTTTGATGTGTTGGATGGCGGTAACGGCACCAATGCTCCTACTGTGTTAGAAACTTGGTACTTGTACGGTGCTTACCTCCAGGGCGTAAATTACGATGCTGCCAACTATGGCAGTAACGAAGTCATGACTATTACCATGACCATTAGATTTGATAATGCAGAACAGGTACTCAGCAACGGTCAAGGTGTTGGTACAACTTCTACCGCTACTGTTCCGGGTCAAGGTCAACAAGGTCAGCCAATAGCGACCTAATCCATGTCAAGTTTAACATCATATCAGCCTTTTCCTCCGGGTCAAGGCTTGCGTGATTATACTCATGCCTATGATACATTTGTCAATGGCAACTATAATCTTCTACCTCGCAACAAGTTCCTGTTTTATGTTTACTTCAATGTAAACTTGAACATACCGGCCTTGGCCAACTTGTTTTCAGGCGGCAAACAATCGCAAGTGGGTATTTTGGTCAAAACCGCACAGTTGCCCAGCTATGATATAGATGTGGCCACCATGAATCAGTACAATCGCAAGCGACTGGTTCAGACCAAGATCAATTACAATCCAGCACAGATTGTGTTCAATGATGACAACAGTGACTTGATACGCAACATGTGGTATCAGTACTATCAATACTACTACAGCGATCCCACTTATCAGTATGGCAACACACCGGCACAGTCAGGCGTGTTGGGTCAATTGGCCACACCTTTGCCAGTGATTGGCGGCAACTACAATGTAAGCGATGTGTACGCACCCAATAGGCCTGTAGAGCACTGGGGACTCAGCGGACAAGGCTATACCAATCCTACTCTGGACAGCTTGGCCACAAGCCTGTTGACCGGTCCGGCCAGTGGACAACAACCTTTTTTCAATGACATTACCATTTACGGTATGAGTCAAAAGACCTTTGCGCAGTACACCATGATCAATCCTTTGATCACCAACTGGACCCACGATACCTACGATTACAGTCAAGGTAGTCAGGTCATGACACATACTATGACCATTCGTTACGAAACTGTAAAATATTATTCTGGCGATATCGGTGGAGACACACCCAGCGATCAAATGCCAGGCTTTGCAGATCCAAGTCACTACGACACCACAAAGAGTCCGATTGCACCTCCGGGTACTACCAATCAAGTGGTGCAAAATGGCACACTGGTGTCAGTACCACAAGGAAACAAGCAAGACTTACAGGCATTGAACAGCGGCCAAAACACCTTGCAAAATGTGATTGGTGCAGTGGGCCAAGGACTAGTTCCTGCTGCTTCTGGCCTGTTAGCAGGACTCTTTGGCTCTGGAAGTACAACACAGTCTTTACTGCAAGGCTTTGGACCAGCCATGGCAGGCGGAACACCCGAACAATCACAACAGATATTGAATAATTTAACCGGCGGCATATTTGTTCCAACACCGCCTAGTTCGGCCAGCCCGCCATTGCCAGCTAGCCTTCCGGGTCAAGCAGTTTTTAATGTAGATGGCACAGTTGATGCTGGCAATCTAAACGGTTATCCCGACGGGAGTGGTTGATCATGGGATCAGTTAATGCAATCAATACCAAGATTGATCAAACAGTAAGAATATTTGATCAGTTTTATGGATTTCAACAAAATGTAGCTGTGGATGAGTATGATGCTGTGCTCAGCTATTTCAAATCAGTGTTTGGTTCCAGCGATGCCGCTGGTAATTTCACTGTGAGCCTTTTCAGAGTGGCCAATCAATCCAAGATTTCAGTCATGGCCTTGTTGCAACAGTTACAAGGACAGTCAGGCCCACAACTCACAGCCAGCCTGGCCTATTTCTTAAACAGTGTGCGCAGTGCTTCAACCCTGTTGGGAATCAATGTATCAACACAGGCCAATTACTATGTTGCTCACAACATCAGGATCTAAATGGCCAAGTTTGCTCAAGGACCCTATGTGGTCAAAAATGCTGAAAAATATGTAGGGCGTGGCATTCCTAGATACCGTAGTAGTTGGGAATGGGCCTTTATGAATTTCTGTGACGGCAACGAAAACATAATTCAATGGGCCAGCGAACCGGTGCGTATTCCTTATCGCAATCCCATTACCGGCAAGAATACCACTTATGTGCCGGACTTTATTGTGACCTATCGTGGACCCAACAATACCACCCGAGCTGAACTGATCGAAATCAAACCAAAAAAACAAAGCATTGTTGAAGACAAAATGAACTCAAGAGATCGTGCAGTAGTGGCCATCAACTATGCCAAATGGGATGCCGCTCAACGCTGGGCGCGAGCCAACGGCTTGGTCTTTAGAATCATCACCGAAGATCAAATATTCCATCAAGGCGGATCCAAAAAGCGGTAAATATCTGCATGACTAAGCGATTAGAAGAACTCTTTGAGTTTGATAAACTTGACGAAAGCGTGCCAGCAGATGAACCCAAAACAGTAGAGGAAACTCGTACTGCTATTGCCGCAATCGACACAAACATTGACAAAATTGATTCGGCCCTGCCCGCGGTCCGCGGACTAGATGCCAGCGACCAGGAAATGGATGAACTGGCAGCCAAGGCCACAGCAACTTTTGACGATCTCATGGATCTTGGCATGAATATAGACAGTCGCTATGCATCAGAAATTTTTGCTGTGGCCGGAGCCATGTTGGGGCATGCTCTCACTGCTAAAACAGCCAAAATGAACAAAAAATTAAAGATGATTGATCTACAAATGAAGAAGCTAAAACTAGATCAAGATCGTGGAGATGATCCTGCGGTAGAAACAGCACACGGACAGGTGTTAAGCCGTAACGACCTGCTGGAACGCTTGATCAACAACCGACCAAAAGATTAAACCTGCATAAATATCATATAGGGAACCTAAAGATGAAAAATTTTCAACAATACCTCGCAGAATCAGAAAGAACCTACAATTACCGTATCAAAGTTGTAGGCGACACAGCTCCAACATTTTTAAAAGAGTTGGAAAACAAACTCAAGCAGTTTGATATTGTTAAAATTTCTGCGCCAAAAACTACACCGGTGCAGTTAAAGCCAGCAGATTTTCCTGCTTATGATAACGAGCGTGTGACTCATGTGGATGTAGAATTCCGTTATCCAGCCATTGAACCACAGATTCAACAACTGGCACAACTGTTGGGCATCAATCTTAACCGTGTGCGCATGTTGACTGTGCCTTACGAAGACGGTATGGCAGAAGAAAAAGCCAAGATTGAAGATCAAAACAAGGATCTCCTAACCGACACTGACTATCCAGCTGATGATGCTGAACAGAAAGCACTGAAGAAAGATTATTCAGCTCCTTATGATGAACATGCGGTATTAAAAAATACCTACCGTAGTGACTTTACTGTAGCCGGTGGCAAGACACCGCCTGCCAAGACCACAAACGATC